TTAGTTTCTCGCCTGCTATTCCTTGAATTTGTCTATGCGCCCAGTTTGCGCTACCCGCAGGGTAGCTTAACATCAAACCAAACCATGCAGCTTCAGGATATTTTGTCTCAGCGACACTTGAATATATACAATAATTTCTATCAGATTTTAGTTGTGAAAGTTGATAAGCTAAACTTGTTTGATTATTTGCAACTAAAGTCTCTGGATCATGCGAAGATGTGCCAAATATTTTATTATCATCAGCAACCGCAGTAGCGATTTCTAATTGATCTTCTTCAAGACGAGATGTTATAACAACTCCGTACCACGCATTGTCTATAGCTTTAATTTGATTATATCCAACAGTATAAGTCTCTAGTGTTCCATCTACTGTTTTAAGTTGACCAATTTTGATTTTGGTCGGCTGTATTGCTTGAGAAAAAGCCGCCTGCGCCGCTAAATATTCGGGAGTAGTAGTTAAATAATCCACAGCAACCGCCGTTAAACTGCTATAGGTTGCAACACGCACAAAAGGATCTTTAGTAGTATTGCTACTTCCTATTATTAGCATTGTATCGTAAGAAGCGGTGGTTATTCCCAAATCCGCCATTGTAATATTTACGGTAGCAATCTCATCAATTAATGGCATTTAATCCTCTTTTTTTATATTATTATATCAATCTTAATTTATTTATCAATGGTGTAAACTTCATCATTGATTTTATCGTGCATCTCTACGTGTTCTATTAATCCAGTATTATACTGTGCTATTTGCGTAATATTAAACCTTAACTCCATCATTGCCCGATCTTCTATTTTATCTGAAACATCAACAGGCATTGAAGTAACATCAATTAGTTTTTTCAAAAGTGCCAAATTGCGTCCAAAAACTTCAAAAGTAAGTTCAGTGGGAAACATGTTGTAAATCTTACAAAGCAAGTCGGTAGAAAATACCACCTTATCAGCGTAGGCGGTAAAAGTAACATCAATTGTTTTTAATTGTGAAAAAGTTTTTAGCCCTGACTCATCTACAAAGTGGCTAAACACCGATACATCCTTGCAATTATCAATCTCAATCACTACACAAGGTTTTGGAGGTCGAGATGAAAACTGATGAGCTAAAACTACTTTAACACTACTATCATTCAATGCTTTGACACAAAATTCTTGCAAAAGTAAATAAGCTTCACTGATTAACACTATCATCATCCATTTTAACAATTATCGCTTCACAGTGATCGTTGTAATTAAAACTAAAACCACTTAAACTCTTCCAGTTCTTAACACGCACTACTTGATACCACGACCCTTCTACCTCAACTATATCAGCTCTACTATTACCAACACTAGCTAAATTCAAATAAGAATCGCTAATAAGTAAATAACTCTCTTTCGTTCTATAACCCTCTGGAAGAGTATCGAGGATATCATCGTCTAAAGGTTGAAGACTAGCCGTGATTTGACGTTCTACAGGGGGTTGATCTACCCATATACCAGTTTCATCAAAACCACCTGGGCTACTTCTTACTGTTAACTTTTTGCGAAAGACATCAAACATAGCTATCCAAAATTTATAACAGGTCTTACAGCCTGTCTCATCTTTCCAGTATCAATAAGCGTCTTGCTACTTCTTTTTTTAGCTATAGTAGACGGAGCATTTGGCGGCGGAACGTTGTTACTGATTTTTTCCTTAATATCATTCGTAACTTTTTCCCCTAAGCGACCCACGGCATTTTCTACACTATTACCCTGCAAAACTTCATTATACACAGCTTCTATTTCTTCTTTCCATCCGTTCTTTTCCTCGTATGTAGAACGCATAAAAGAACGAGATGGTATAATAGCTCCATTCAGCGTAAGACCGCCAAATTCGTTGGTATGTGCGTACTCAGCAATAGACTTGCCATCATTTGTTGCGTCTTCAAAAATACCGACCTTTAATTCAGTTTTTGAAAGCTTGGTAAAATTATCTATTATTTTGTTGAATCCTTTATCTATTTCTATAACTGACATAACTACGTTGCTGAGGTATAATATAACTATTAACTAAAGCTTTATATTGCTGTCCATAGTCAGTTAAATCGTATGTATCTTGTTGCTTAGATAAAGCTGCTCTATAAGTTAGAGATAGTTTACCCTCTACTACATTACTAACTGCTCCGCTAGCACCTTGTCTTTTTAATGCAAGTGTTGCTAGATGAGCAGCAAGATAGACAATTAAAGTATCACGTTTGGCATCGCTTAAATAAGGATATAAAACATTCTCAGTAGCTATTGCAGTATAAGTTTGTAGTTGCTCCAAGGTGAGTTTACTAAACTCAGGTGAAATAGCTAAAAATCGTGTTAATATATCCATTATTTATTTTTTGTCTGACTTTTTGTTAGATCTTCTGTCTTGAATTGCACTTCATTGTTTCCTGCTTCGTAATACACTTGTTCTTTTGTATCACTCGGCGTACTTGTTTGCTGTCCGCCCAATCCAACAATTTGTGATCTAATAGCACAGGTTAAAGGTTGACGAATTACTAAACCAGCGTGTCTTGCACGACAAGGTACAGTATAAGCAAATCCAGATTCTTTCTTAATTGGCATGTCAGCTTCAAACATAATCGCAACCACATGCTCTATACACAAAGGATCATTTTTAAACATAAAGAATCCATCAACTCCACCGCCCCATATGCCACTAGCATTGCCTGCGTAGAAAGCCTTATTTAACTCAGCAGCAGGTATAACTTTCACATTAGTTTGCGACTCAAATATCTGAAGAATCGTTGTTCCGTTGAAGGTATTAAAAATTGTCATTTGAATTTGATTAAACAACGCTAAAGACATGACACAAGTATCGGGTTTTAGTGTGTTTAAAGTGCTAACGTATGTACTTTGGAACGCATCCAGTAAATCTGCTAAAATCTGCTGGGGAGTTGCTGTATTCCATAATACAGGTACTCCTTTGTAGTTAGTAACCGCAGGATTGCCTATTATTCCTTTTAAACCAAGATCAGGGTAACCTTGAAAACAAGTTTTATCCATTCTTTCCATACAAGCTCTCAAGCATTGCTCTTGCGTTACTTGAATTGGGTCATAGTTTGGAAGATGAGGTCTTGATCTAGCAAATCTACTAGCTTCTACATCTTCAGCTGTAAATTCGTACGCAACGTTCATACTAGCTATAGGAGTCGTATATTGTTTAGCGGAAGTATTAACAATCGGTGCATTTTTAGCTCTAGCTGTATTATATTCAGCCATCCCAGTGCTATTGTACATACTATAATTGTAACTTAACGCACCAGCATCGATCATACGAACAGGAAATAACCCCATCGCTACTAAGTCGCCCTTGATTATTTTAAACGCTCTCTCATCGTAACTTTTTAGCTGCTCAGCAAAAAAAGCAACGTCAACAGACGAGTCTTGACGTATATTACTTGAACGTCCGCCACCGCCGCTTAGAACGGAATCTGTCCTAAAAACTATTGACGGAACGCCAGTATTGTATTGTAAAGTCATATTTTTACCTTATTTATATTCTTATATTTATGCGTTTGTGAGCATAGTAATTTGCAATTCAGCCAACGTTACATCAGTCATAACCCCATTTAGACTAATATTCTGCACTATCGAATTACTTGTAAACCTACCTACTAATAATCCATTAGTAGGGTCACTACCAATAGTAGAAACAATTGTGTACGCATAAGCTTTTTGATCAACTGTTGCAACTTGACCAGTAGTGATCTGTACTACTATTCTGCCAAGACGAAGTACATCAATTTGATGTCCTATTTCATACTGACCTGTTACTTCCATTTCACGTCTTATTGCAAAACCAACGCAAATCCCTTGTGTAACAGCCGTTAACGGATAAGCTACCTTCGTTTCGCTTCCAGCAACTCTCATTACTGGTGCGCCGAAAGGAATAACTGTCGATGCAATAAAAGAGTCAATTTGATTTAATGAATTATCTGCAATTTGTCCCAGAGCAAAACGATCTGAGTATAATTGAAAATTAGTTTGAGCCATAATATTTACCTTTATTTATTTACTTACTTTCGGACGATTATTATACCAATCGTCTTGCATCGTTCTTGCCATTTTATCATTCAAAGAAACATCAGAAGACATGTCATAAGTTGATAGTACATTAAGCGCAGTTTTAGAATCTGTGCGTTTTGTTGCATTATTTGTATCGACTAAAGCAGAGAATAAACCACTAACAAAACTATCGTCTTTGTTGGTAAAATCGATTTTATCAACACGTTTAGAGTTAATAGCATCTATTTGAATCTCACGAACAGAGTGATCGAAGTAAGCTCTCATGTCACCTAAATAAGGTGCAGCTTGAACTAAAGTAGCTACTTTTTGATCTACAGCATCTTTAATAACTGAATCAGTTTTTTTTGCTTTTTCGGCTTCTAATTCTTTTTTAACTTTGCCGTAAGCTTCTTCAACGTTAGTTAACTTAGCCACGGCTGTATCAAGACGAGTTTTTAAAAGCTCGTTATCTTTTTCTAGTGCATCTTTTTTGCTTTCTAGAGCGTCAAAACGTAATTTTTCGTTTTCTTCAGACATAATATTATCCTTTTTAATTATAGTTTCTTCGGGTATTGATGATTCAACAAGACAAGCTGCTCCATCAATGCGTATTTTTATTTGACTACCAGCTCGTCCAGCCTCGGTTATTGTTATATGATTATATTCAATATCAGTTTGACGAGAATCATATTTTTGACTTTTGTAGACACCACTTTCCCTTATTACATTAGCTGTGTAACCAGCTGACAATTGGTTTTTACCTTTTTTAATTAGATCAATTATTTTTTTATCTGTAATAGTCATGCTAACTACAACAGCATCACCTAATCGATCGTATTTTTCACCAGTAAAGCCAATTTGATGTTGCTTCGCTGTCTCGGAGTTAATCATCTCCCCAGAGTGTTCAAAGGTGATAGGTTTCATCAACATTGTTTCTAAACTATCAGTTTTAAAAACATCATCCTCATGTCTAAGTTCATGATAAATATTTCCAGAAAAGTCCATATAAGGAAGAACGCCACAACGAGTAACAGTAGCTTGGCCTTGCAAATACCCCTCTTTTGTTTTAGTCATTTTTGGGAATACTACAGCATCATATCTTACTAATTTATTGCTCATGCATTACCTACAAATGATGGGATTATCGCTATACTGGTGCAACGGCAATTAAAGTCTTCTTCAGGATGTTTCTCAACGCCGCCTATAGAATTCCTTTTTTTCCACTTTTTATCACTTTCCGCGTCCTTGTAAACATCACTGTCCAACCAAGAGCAGACTTTATTTTCCATTACTTTATGAGTTGGTCTTACTTTTTCATCCCTAGAAGTAAGAAATACATATTCGGTAATGCCTAAGTCTAAATTTCTTTGCCTTACGATATTACCATTAATCTTTCCTATTTGATCGCTTGCAATAAGCTTCGCTCTTTTATCGGTTGAAGATTCTATTTCTTTGATCTCCTCTTTTAAAGCTGCAATACTATCAGAGCTACGAACCGAATCATGTATAGCTATAACAATCTTACTCATCATTAACACAGGAATATTGGTAATTAAGTTAGTATTTTCGGAAATCCACATTTTTATTTCTTCTGATATCTTATTAGTCAATTCCGGCACAGAGCTAATAAATTTAGAAAAGATATTCTTGTTAAAGATGTTAACTTTATTAGCTAATTTTCTTAATCCGATAATTAAAAAAAAAGCTTTATCTTTAGCTTGTTCTAGAATAGCTTTGATATAATTATCTAAATCATTACTTAAATCATCTTTTTTAATCACAAACCGATAAGAAGATGTGAAATTCAAGTTATTTAAAATATACTCACGCACTAGCTTTTTTATTTCCTTAACATAGGTAATAAGCTGACGCCTATACTCTATCTCAAGAGATTTAGGGTAATGCATTACTAAGCCTTTTTTATAACCTTTAACAATCATTATTAACCAAGTAGACCTTTTAATTCAACTAAGCTATTTTGTAAGGTTTGAATATTTTGTAAGATTATGGCTTTACGTTCTGGGGTCTTGACTTCCGCTACACTATTAAAATACAAGTTACTATCTAACATAATTGCTTCGCTAACACCTACTAGAGGTCTCGCCAAATTATAAGCTATTTCCTTTTCTTCTGACATAATATCTCTTTATTATAAATTCACAATTCACTAAGACTTATATAATATCACTTGCTTTAATAAATGTCATTTTATTTTTTCGGACTTGTTAATGGGCGGAACGTAAGCAGCTAAAAATGTTTGTAATTTAGCAAGATCGCTTTGCACTTCTGTTAAAGAATTTTGAGCAGCAGCCAATAGGTTAATAAAATTTTGATCAGTACTACTCTGACCACCTCTAAATATTTGATGACAAAAATTTTGAACATTTTGACAATCTATAGTAAACCAAGAAGCCCATTTTTGCGCTTCGTAATCTGGTTGTATAATTATATCTTCTTCTATTTGTAATTCACTCATTTTTATACCTTTTTTTCTAATTTTTCTACTCTGCTTATTAAATTTTTAATAGCAATCAATGACAACTCTGATACTTTTGATGCAACAGAAGGGCATTTTTCATAAGTGCCATAAACAAATACGCTGTTTGGTAAAAACATATCGGTTTTAATTAGTATTTTATTGTTAGCTACGATCTCTATAATATCAACTATAATGTCTTTATTTTGCGTATCTAGCAATCTTAATCTATTACCTTCTAGGTCTATATCTATAACATTATCAAGACATAAAAGATAATTATTACCGCTCGCTTTTACAATTGCTTTTTGGTATATATTTGGAACAAATTCTGTATTATCATTATCTACATAATTTGGTAATGTTTTTGCTAATTCCTCAGCTATGATTCCATAACGTACCCCCTGTTCAACTATTTTATCCTTATATTCATATTTAAAAAATTCTGTTTTCTTTAATAATTCTATGACTTCTGACTCTACCTCTAATCCTTTTGCTAATATTGTTTTCTTTTTAAGAGAAGATACAGCATTAAACTCACTTGCTTTTATTCTGTAAGTTGCTAGAACACTATAGGTATTAGTACCATCCCGCCGTACTAGATAAACTTATTTGGGGATTTCCAGATACACCAGAACCATTGGTAATAGAAAGAGAGTTAGCACCAGTTGTAGTTGTTAACGTTCTGCTAGTATATGTTCCAGAGGCTGTTCTTGCTATCAGCCCATTAGAGTTAACACCCGATAAACCTTGAAGCTCTGAATATGCTGTTGCTGTTGCTGTAAAAAAACTGACCCATGCACTACCTGTATGCCCCTCATATTGTGAAAGGGTGCTATTCCACCGCATCATTCCGCTAACTCCAGTAGGTCGTTGCGCTGTAGTTCCTTTTACTAAGGTTATTGCCCCTGTGCCTAAAAAAACAGTATTGGTAATGTTAGAGGTTAATTGGCTGACATTAACCGCATCATTTGCATTTACCCCATTTAATATATTAATAAGAGTGTTGCTACTCATATCAATAGTATTATTGCTATTATAACTATTAATTTTAGCTGTAATAATACCCCCAGATAGGGTTGTTATCGATAAGGCTGTTATTAAACTCCCAGAAAAATTAGCAACAAATGAAGGGGTACTTGAAGAGTTGTTATAATCAAGGCTAAAAGGAGAAAATCCATTTGCATAAGATCCAGTAAAACTATTATGTTGATACCATAGTGAAAAACTAGGAGTTGGTAAATTTGAAGTGCCAGGAGAAAATTGCATTTGCCAAGATCTTTTAGTCGATCCAGTTCCTGATTGAATAGTTTTAAAAAAACTTGGAGAAGATCCTGTAAGAGGAGAAGTATCAAGTAAATAGTGATTAAAATAAGTGGTATAAACCCCAGTGCCTAGTGGCCAATTAAATGATACACTTGGGGAAGTAAGTGTTTGTGTGGCTTTAAGATTATTATTGTTATTAAAATAATTTAAAGTCAATGGATCTTGAGTGTTTATTGGATCTGGAAGATTTGTAATTCTATTAGAGTTAAAATTCATTGGAGAACTAACACTAATATTTCCAGTATTATAAGAAGAAAAACTATTAGAGTACAAAACACCAATTGCCCCTAAATTTCCAGAAGTATATAAGTTATATACTCCTAACAAAACATCATCATTAATACTTAAATTATTTAGTAATGGCGATGTCCAAGTGCCGTCCCCTCTTAAAAAACTATTAGTTGTAGCTGGATATCCATTTAAATTTGCAATAGGAACTGTGCCAAGCGATATTGTTGGATTTCCCATAACACCATTGCCATTAGTAATATTTATACCAGTGCCTTGTGTCAAAGTCCTACCAGAATAAGTATTGCTACCCGTTCTTGATATCAATCCAGTAGAGGCAAAAGCAGACAAAGCTTGTAATTCTGATCCCAATGTCAAATTTATTATCCCAGATGATATAATCGGCGATCCTGTTACACTTAATCCCGCACTGCCAGCAATGCCTACAGACGTAACAGTACCTACAGCTGGAATCCAACCAATTCCATTATAATATTCAGGTAAAGCCATTTGGTACAAACTTATAATTATAGTTGTTCATCGTTATCATTATCATTTCCTGCAATCTCAATAGCATTATCATTTCCTACAATCTCATTAGCATAACAAAAAACAAAACATGTTTTAAATATTATGACTAACTCCAATACCATTAGCTTAAGTACACAGGTAAAATTAAAAAAAAAATTATATAAAATATCCATTAAAAATGACTCAGTAGATAAAAAATAGATTCTAATATAGGGTATATTAATAGAGACGAGATTGCCAATATTCCAAATTTTATTGCTTTGTTTATTAATATTATCCTATTGTCATTTGAATTATCAGCAACTTCAATAGATGTCTCGTAGTCATTTAGTATATGAGTTATTATAAATCCCTCGTTATCAGACATTTGATTTTCTTTATACTCACCTGATATTCTAGCCTTATCATATAACCACGTACTTGGATATCTGCCTACTGTAGCATTGTCGGTTGATTTTAAAGATTTGTATAGTTGATAAACTCCAAGACTTAATGATAATGCACTAATATAAAATATTGATTTTATTAATAAAGAGACACTTATATAATTAGAATTTATATTGATAATCATACAGAATAAACTCGCAAAACTGAGATATACCGTTAGTAAACTTAATGCTTTTGCATCTAAGCGTTTCTTAGTATCTATTGTGTAATTAACTCTTAATTCAGTTTGCCTCAAGGCTTCTTTAAGCATAGGTAAATTGAAATTATGTAATTCGCTTATTTCTTTCTTTGTTATCATCTTGCTAAAATACTCCTCGCTAATAAATTGTTAAACACATCATTTCCGTTTTGATTTCTTCTGTTATATCTAAGATGCTTTTACCTTAAAGGTTGAGGGATATTATTTACAAATAACTTAATTTATGATACAAACACACTTGATAATATAAAAGCCAAGCTTTACAACTTGGCTTTTATAATCCGTAATGGCCTGAGAACTAGCACGGATTGGATATAAACACCTATTTCTAAAATACATTACTTCCTATCTTTTATCAAGCTAGTTCTCTTTTAAAATTAATTAAAAAAGGACTAATTTATGATTACAAAATTTTTAAATAAACCAAATCTAAGTGTTAAATGGGCTAAAAATAGCCAGAATAGCTGGTATTCTTTATTTAACACAGATTTTTCTGACTTATCTAATAGCGGTGTATATATCGTATGGGGTTATAATATATACAACACAAAAATAGTAATAAAAGTAGGTCAAAGCACAGATCTTGGTGAAAGATTATCAAGTTATAAGTATCCAAGTAAAAACAATAAAGTGATTGATCACTTAGATACTTTCGGCAATATGTACGTTACATGGGCAGATTTACCGATATTATATCTGGATGGGGTCGAGAATTACTTGGGTCGCCACATTTACCGCCCACTAATCGCAGGTGCTTTTCCTGACTCTCGTCCTGTTGAGGTAAATCCTCCTTTTTAAGATTAGGAAGGTCATATATTTTAATTGAACTCATACCCTCGATTATACTATCTGTAGCCTCGGCAAGTTGCATATATCTATAAAAAGTCCAAGGTGGCTCTTCCAAGCCTTGGCATTTATACTTTGCCCAATTAGATAATTCGCACATGTATAATTTTGCTGTTTGGTCATCTATTTTGTCCATAAACCGCTCTACCTAATAAATTATTAAAAACGTCATTCCCACTTTGGTTTCTTCTATTATACCTATACTCAAACTCGTCTAAGTAATTCTGTAGATATTTCTTACTTACCTTATGAAACTGACCAGTAATACCACGTTTTAAGATAGCCCAAAAACTTTCAATCGTATTTGTATGTATATCACCTCTTGCGTATTCGTAACTATGATTGATGGTCTCATGGGCTACAATGTCTTTCATC